TAAAGATAAAAAATGAACTTTTATACATTTATATTTATATGGTGGTTTTTTTAAAGTTTTCATTATTATATTTCTATATAATAAAGTCTTTAAATAGTTTTATTTTCTTTTAATTTATTTTCTTTTAATTTTTTATTATGATACCAATTTCTTTGATATTCATTCTTTTTTTCTTTAGATAAATTCTTTCTCCTTTCACTGTTATTTTTAATTATTTCTTCTTTATTTTTCTCATAATATTTTTTTTGATTTTCATTATTCTTTTTATTTTTTAATTCTTTTTCATTTAATAATAATTTATTTTCTTTTATCAAATTATTATTTTCAATATATAATTTTTCAATAATTGAATGTAAAGAATCAATATCTTTAATACTTTTATAATCAGTCATTATATAAAATATAAATTTTATATTTTATATATTTTATTTTTAATAAAATTCGGCGTTTTAAATGTTAAAAGGTGTAAAAAAAACATTCTTATATTTTTATTTTCATCCTGATGAAACTGAAAGATCATCTTTTCGTAATTTATTTAGTAAGCCAAAGGAACTTGAAGAATTTTTGAAACGTGAATCAGTACATTATGATTATTATTATGTAAATAATAAATATGAAACTAATATAATGGCTCCAGCATGGTTCATCTTTATACTTTGTAGTTGTGGCGGTGGAATTTTCGAAGTTATTGCTGGACTTTCAAGCGGTGGAATTTACGGTATTATTGCTGGACTTTCACTATTAGGAGTTGGACTCATAATTGCGTCTCCTTTTATTTACAGGAAATTTTGTGCTAAAAAAATTATTTTAGAACGAGAAAAAGTGTTAAAAGAATTGAACATACCAAATATCAACTACGTAGGTGAATGTTAACACTAATAAATAGAAATATTTATTTGTAAAAATACAGAAAATATTGTAAAAATTATAAAAATATAAAAATATAAAAATAAATTTTATTTATCACTTAAAACAACAAAAATAATAAGAGAAAAAATAATAACTTTTATTTTTCTTTTTTTTGTCATTATTGGAAACATAGGTTGCATCAGTATCATTGGAATTATTTCTTCGATTTTCATAAAAATCATCTAAAATACAAGTACTTAAATCATCATCATATTCATAATTTTTATGTAATAAAGGATTTTCTATGTATTTCATATAATTAGTATATATATTTCTCGTAATAATAAATATACGTAAATAATAATAAATAATAATTTTAATTATAATCGTTTTATTTTATGTATCATAAAATAAAATATATTACTTTATAGTATAAATAAAGAATGCCTGAAAGAAAAGTAAAAAAAACGGATTCAAATGAAAAGAAAAACATGATGAAAAAGAAAACTATGGTTAAAAAAAAAGACACTGTAGAAAAGACAATGACTAAAAAAAAATCAAGTAGTAAGAAAAATAAAAAAAGTAGTCATGAATTAAAAAATATGAGAAAATCAATAATGATGAATAAAACGTCTAAGAAAAGAATGGTTTCTGATGATAAAAAAAAGAAAAATCCGAGACCCAATATGAAAAAGTTCGTTTCTCCTTCTACTGCGGCTCGTTCACCATTAGGATCTTTCCACCATCCCACAAAAGAAACTTTTCGTACAGGAGCTTGCCCAGTAGGATATGTATATCGAGAACCCTATCAACGTAAATCTTATATGAAAAAAGATGGAACTAAAGTAAAAGCTAAAAACATTAGAGGATCTTGTATAGAAGATAAAGGGAAGCCAGGCCGTACCTTTAAAAAAGATGCACCCATTCATTTGAAACGTAATGATGATTTAAAGAAATTTGGATATTCGACTAAATTATCTTCTTCTAAGCGTATGGATGCCTTAATAAAAGCCTGTAAGGCCTATACTTATAAGAGTGTAGCACTAAAAATCAGTGCTTTACATACTTTACAGAAAAATACAAATCCAAAAGTAGCTAAAATATTTGCGGATGACTTGAAGCATTTACAAGAATGGCGTAAAAAGCACCCTAATTTATATAAAAATAAAAACCAATTATAAATAGTAAAAGGATATTTACACCTGTAAATATTATTCATTAAGTAATAATTGTACAATTTTATCATAATTATCGCCTCTTACCATGAGTGCATAATTTAAAGGAAGTAATCCTAAATTATTTTCTAATTGTGTCGATGCCTTAAATTTGAGTAAAATTTTTACTATATGATAATGTCCCATAAAACAAGCATTATGTAGTGGTGTATTTTCTTCATTATCACATAAATCAATTAGACAATTTTTTTTTAATAAATATTCTACAACATGAAGATGTCCTAATTTAGCAGCAATATTGAGTGGTGTTTGACCTAATTCATTTTGAAGATTAACATCTATATTTCTTTGTAATAAGATTTTTTTTACATCATATAATCGATTATGATAACATGCTTGGTGTAATTCATATTTATTTTCTATTTTTTTATGTAATAAATGGGAAGATGAATCAAGATAGTTAATTATCTGTTTTTTTTGTAAATTTTTTTCTTGTAAAATTTTTTTTTCAATATCTAGAAAAGTATTCATTACTTTATTCCTAGATTAAAATATAACCATGTATTTAAATAAATAGTAATTCTTTTATTAAAAATAAATCATATTTTTATCAAATAAAAATAAAAATAATAGTCATAGAAATGAAAATATAAAAATGTAATACAGAAAAATAATCATTTATTATATTCAGTTCCTTATCAACATTTTACAAAATTTTACAAATGTAATTGAAGGTTATTTTAGCATATTGAAGAGTAAATTACGAAAACAAAATGATGTAGGATTATAAAAACTCCAACAAAATATTAGGAAACTAATAAAAGAAATTCCAAAAAAACAACATATAAAAAACTTTTTTAAAGAAGTTATAATAGAAATAATAAATATATACCAAAGAAATCAAGAAAAAAACATTTAAAAATCTATAAATAAGTCGGTATTTTACACCCTTGAAGATTTAATAATAAATTCAGAAATAATTTTTTTTGATTTCTGTATATTTTTTTTGATTTCTTCTTCTAATCTTTTATTTTCATTATTTAATTCATCAATATTACTAATAATTATTTTTTGTTCATTTATTGTCGGGATAGGAATTTTAAGTTTTTTAAACTTATTCATATCTAAATTTTTTTGTGCTGTGCCTCTTGCACAATCATAAATAATTTCTTGATTTTCAAATAAATAATATGCAATATATTTATGTAATATCTCATCTGTTTTTGGTTTTACTGATAATCCACTATCATTTAGGAATAGTTTTTGATTAACAATGCGAACACATTCTAATGATAATGCAAATCGACCTATTAATACATTAAATCCTTCACGATTATATGTTTCAGTTGTGAACATTTGTCTTCCGCTACCAAATACCGGATATTCTCCTTCAATATTATTTCCTTTAACAATTCTTGTTCCATAATTAATAGTACATATTTCTTCCAATGTTTTCACAACAACACCATCTTCGTATTGTTCTTCTTCAGTTTCATCCTTCATATATTCAGCATAATTTAATGAATATGAATTACTCACAATTTTATTAATAGGTACATCTACTAATAAATTTTTTATATCTTCATATGGATTGTAATCATAAAACTTGACATTGGTTGTTTGATGTGTTTTTGAAAACTTGTAATCTCTACCTGTTTCTTTTTGCGTTTTGGATATTTTAATTTTGGTTTCCAAAACATCAGTTCCTTCTCTTTTTTTCACAAAATAAAATACACAAGTTTTAATAGTTGTGTACGTAAATATACCAGATGGTAAATATATAATTTCTTTCAAATCACATGTTTTCATAAGATATTCTCTAATTGCTACTAATGTGGTATTTGTTTTTGAAAATAAATCTTGTCCATCAGGCAATACAACCGCACATTTACCTCCAATCTTCAACATATAAATAATTGCTTGAATAAACAAGGAAACAGCATTATCTGTTTTGATAGGAACATATTCACTTTTTAATGGACTTTGAAAATCATCATATTTTAATCCCCTAATTCCAAATGGAGGATTTGCAAGAATATTATCAAACTTTCTTTTTATAGGAACGCGAATACTATCGCCTCTATCTAGACTCTCAAACATGTGACCTGATGAGATGAGCATATTTGAAACTGCAAGTTGATATGTATCCGGTTCTAATTCTTTACCATATAATCCTTCGGTTTTGATAAAATCCCAATCAGGTTTTACATTTTTAGTAGTTGCTTGTTGTAAAATATGTTGTAAATAAGTAATTAAAAAACCACCAGTTCCCATAGTAGGGTCTCCACAAGTATCTATTTTTCCATCAGGATGTATTTGTGGATTAATTAATTTCACCATCATTTTCTTAACTAATGGTTGAGTAAAGAATTGTCCCAACACTTTACCTGTCATAATATCTTGAATAACTTCCTCATAAGCGTCACCTAAAACATCATATTCAGTTTGTGATAAGTCAAGGGAATTTAATTTATCAATTAAATTTTTATAGGTTGACTTATGATGAATATCAAATCCTTTACCTTTTAAGAATATATTTTTTGTAGTAGGATGAATAGATAAAATATCTTCCCATAAATATTTCATTAACTTTGGAATATTATCCTCATTTTCTTTAGCCAATATACTAAAACGCGAAATTTCTAATAATTTATTTTTATGTTTTTCAACTAATTCTTTAACATCACTAAATTCATAATCATCAAAATTATATTCGTAATTATCAAGATTAATTCTGGTATTTAAATGTGGTTCAATTAATTTTAAAATTAAGAAATAAGATAAGTTTCTTAAAGCTTTTTCACCGGTTAAACCTTCATTATCTCTCATAATATTTAAACAACTTTTGAATACACTAATAAGTTTGGATTTATTATCCATTTTAACTTCTTTTAACTGACTAATTTGCTGCATTTCAGTTAATGTTATGCACGGTGCTTTTTTATTTTTATGTCTAGTAAAATCAATTTTTTGATTAAATACTTTTTTACACAAATTGCAGGAATATTGTTTTGACATTTCTATATATATAAATATATATAAATAAGATAATATTTCTTTATATTAAAATAATTCATTTTTTAAAACTTATTTATAAAAAAGTAGAATTTACTTTTGTACTTAATATAAAATTAAGAATAAAAAATTAAATTATATTTATTTTGTTATACTTGAACTTGTACTTTTACAATACCTGTAATAAATTGTTGTGCTTGTTTTTTATTATTTTCAATTTCTTTTTCTAATTGTTTAATGAGTGTATCATTATATTCACAATACTCAACAATTTCTTTTTGGCGTTCAAGTGAAGGAACTGGTATTTTTAAATTTTCAAGTGTTCCTTTTGTTATATTTGGTATTCCAACACCAGTTTTTAGTTTATCTAATTTTTCATTATTTGATAGTATATAATAAACATATTTCATTAAACATTTATCTTTAATATCAATCACAAATATATGGTCTGATGGAAAGAACTTGCCTTCTGTTAAGTGACAATTACCAATTGTTCCATTTCGTGCGGTCAATATATAATAACCATCATACAAATATTCATCAGTATAACCAGTAATTGAACCAGTTCCATAATATGGATATAATGTTCCATTTTTATTATCAGTCGGTTTATTTTTACCAGTTTTTATGAATTCACATAACTCACCTAATTTTTTATTTACATTCTCACCAAATATTTTTTGATTACTCAAACAAAACTCGTTCAGTTGCTTCAATTCTGCAATTTTATCATTACTTGTTTTATTTGCCTTTTCGTATATGAAATCTAAATATTTTACGATTTCTTGTTGGCGTTCAAGTGATGGGATTGGGATTTTTATTGATTTGAATATATCCATTTCCAAGTTTTTCTGTGCAGTTCCTCTCGCACAATTATATATAATACTTTGATTGTGGAATAAGTAATATCCAACATATTTGTGTAATAAAATATCTGTTTTGGGTTTTACAGATAATCCACTATCATTTAAGAATATTTTTTTATTAATAAATCTGACACATTCTAATGATAATGCAAATCTACCAATCAATATATTATATCCTTCACGATTAAATGTATTTGTTGAAAACATAGCTCTTCCACTTCCATAAACAGGATATTCTCCTTCTGTATTATTACCTTTTACAATTCGTGTTCCATAATCAATACTACAAACTTCTCCAAGTGTTTTTACAATAACTCCTTCTTCGTATTGTTCTTCTTCTGTTTCATCTTTCATATATTCTGCATAATTGAGTGAGTATGAATTGGATGCCAATTTTTCAATAGGTACTTCAACCAATAAATTCTTAATATCTTCATAAGGGTTGTAATCATAAAACTTGACTTTGGTTGTTTGATGAGTTTTTGAAAACTTGTAATTTCGACCTGTTTCTTTTTGCGTTTTGGATATTTTAATTTTGGTTTCTAAAGCATCAGTTCCTTCTCTTTTTTTCACAAAGTAAAACACACAAGTTTTAATGGATGTGTATGTAAATATACCTGATGGTAGATATATAATTTCTTTTAAATGACAAGTTTTCATAAGATATTCTCTGACCGCAATAAGAGTTTTATTTGTTTTTGAAAATAAATCTTGTCCGTCAGGTAATACAACAGCACATTTACCATTAATTTTCAACATATAAATAATTGCTTGAATAAATAAGGAAACTGCATTATCGGTTTTAATAGGAACATATTCACTTTTTAATGGACTTTGAAAATCATCATATTTTAATCCCTTAATTCCAAATGGTGGATTTGCAAGAATATTATCAAACTTTCTTTTTATAGGAACACGAATACTATCTCCTCTATCTAGACTCTCAAACATATGACCTGATGAAATGAGCATATTGGAAACCGCCAGTTGATAAGTATCAGGTTCTAATTCTTTACCATATAGTCCTTCGGTTTTGATAAAATCCCAATCAGGTTTTATATTTTTAGTAGTTGCTTGTTGCAAAATATGTTGTAAATAGGTAATTAAAAAACCACCAGTTCCCATAGTAGGGTCTCCACAAGTATCTATTTTTCCGTCGGGATGTATTTGTGGATTGATTAATTTCACCATCATTTTCTTAACTAATGGTTGAGTAAAGAATTGTCCCAACACTTTACCTGTCATAATATCTTGAATAACTTCCTCATAGGCATTACCCAAAACATCATATTCAGTTTGAGATAAGTCAAGGGAATTTAATTTATCAATTAATTTTTTATAGGTTGACTTATGTTGAATATCAAATCCTTTATCTTTCAGAAATATATTTTTTGTAGTAGGATGAACAGATAAAATATCTTCCCATAAATATTTCATTATTTTTGGAATATTATCCTCATTTTCTTTAGCCAATATACTAAAACGTGAAATTTCTAATAATTTATTTTTATGTTTTTCAACTAATTCTTTAACATCACTAAATTCATAATCATCAAAATTATATTCATAATTATCAAGATTAATTCTGGTATTTAAATGAGGTTCAATTAATTTTAAAATTAAAAAATAAGATAAGTTTCTTAAAGCTTTTTCACCAGTTAAACCTTCATTATCTCTCATAATATTTAAACAACTTTTGAATACACTAATAAGTTTGGATTTATTATCCATTTTAACTTCTTTTAACTGACTAATTTGATGCATTTCAGTTAATGTTATGCAAGGTGCTTTTTTATTTTTGTGTCTAGTAAAATCAATTTTTTGATTAAATACTTTTTTACACAAATCACAGGAATATTGTTTTGACATTTCTATATATATTAATAAGATAATATTTCTTTATATTAAAATAATTCATTTTTTAAAACTTATTTATAAAAAAGTAGAAAATACTTTTTATGATTAAAATAATAATTTCTTTTTTTTATTTTTAATAATAATTATATCTTGTAAATCTTTCAAATTATAGTACTCCACCCATAATCCATTAGGTGGAAATAATGTATCTATTTTACATAATTTTTCACAAATTATTGATAAAATATATGATTTTAATTCAGGATACAATAATAGATACTCGAATATTTTATTTTTGCAAGTTTCCAAATCATAATATACTCTTTCAATACTTAAATATTCTATCCAATTTGTAAATTGTCCTTTGAATGCTATTTCAGGTTCTTTAAATAATCTATTATCTTTTTCACATAATTCATAATAACTCTCTTTACTTTTTATATTTTTATCAGCAATTATTTTTCTTGCTTTCTCATATGTTATAGTAAGTGCAGTTCTTTTGATTGTTTTTAATCTTAATTTTTGTGTTAATTCATCATCATATTCGCCAAATTCATCAACCATTTCTTTTTCTTCTTTTTCTCTAGGTTTTGGTATTTGTTTTTTAATCTCAATTCTAAATACTTTAATTTTTTGACAAATAGATTCATCTTCTAAGCCCATTTGGTAAATAACTTCTCTTACCTTTCTTAGATCATGATTGTCATTATTATCTAACCAGTCATCTCTATTTAAAATTGGTAGTATAATTTTGGTTTTTTTATTTGGATCATTTTTGTTTTTTCTACTTGCTCTTAATGCTGATTGAACTATTCGTATATTTGATGTCATATTTTCAGCAAATACAACACCATCTAATAATGGAAAATTCCAACCTTCACCTAAGCAATAAACACAAGTAATAATTCCAAACTTCTTTTTTTCAAAATGATTAATTATTTCTTTTTGGTCATTTGATTTCATTTCACTATGATAATTTGAATAATATAATTCTGGTATATCAAAGTAATTATCATCAATTAATAATTTAATATATTGAATTAATTTCAATGAATTATCCTTATTATTTGAATAAATTAATAAATGATGAGAATGTCCGTTAAATATACTTTTCAAAGATGCAAACGCACTTAAAAACAATCTCTTATCATTTTCTTCGGTAATAGGAAACTTTGTTAATTGTTGTTCTAATTGTTCTTCATTGGTAATAATAGTTTGTATATCATAATCACAAATAATATTTTCATTAATTGCCCATAACAAACATTTTTTATCTATTATTTCTCCAAAATATTTAACGTTATCATTAGAAACTAATATATCTTCATCTCTTTCATTTTCTTTATTTTCTAATAACTTCATAGTTGCTGTTAAAGATAATTGTTTTTTTGAATTTATATTTAATATTTTAACATATGTACTACGGTCATCATTATTTATATTTATATTATTAGACGTTAAATGGTGGCATTCATCATTAATTTTCATATCAAATATAAATTTTGTATGTTGTGTTGCTGTAAATACTTTATGTGATGATGAATAAGTGGTTATTACAACACACTTTTTATCATTATTTTTTAAAAATTCGATTATATGATCCAAATTTTTATCACCTGAAACTAGTAAATAGGGCACATTTTGAAATAACATACCAATTACTTCTTCCCATTGTGATAATAATAATTTATTCGGAACACCAATAAGAATTGTATTAGAGCCCATTTGTTGTGCAATCCACAATGAAATTAAAGTTTTTCCTGCTCCACACATTAAAATAAGCATACCTTTATCATATTGTTGGAAATGTTTAACCGATTTATTAATAATAATAGTTTGATCATTTCTTGGTTTATATGAAATAATTTGTTTATTAATGATGTTAGATTTTAGTAAATGAATGAATGATTGAATATTTATTTTGCTCATAATTTTTCTTACTCTGACACATCGTACTAAATTACTAATTTCTTGCTTGGATAATTTTTTATATTTAATATCAAGTTTCAATAGATAAGGTTCAATAAGTGGAATTATTTTTTTATTGTAAAATTCAGTTCCAGCATCAAATTTAACATTTAAGTTACAAAACTCATTTTGTAATAAACGTTCAATAATTCCCATTTTTTCAATAGAAACTTCAAATACCTGTGCAAAATGCCCTCTTTCAATCTCCCCCGTCGCATATTGAGTATCTCTTTCAGGAATATTAGATGCTTTACCTAATTTACAAGCATCATATATATCATACGACGAATGATTTCTAACATATATATATCCGCTATTGTGATTCATTTTTTTAGCTTTGTAATATAAGTTTATTTAACTAATGTAATGATAATTTGAATAAAAAAATTTAAATCAATTTTTTATTATAGTATAAAAATAAATAGTGATTAATGAAATAGGAAATAAAAAATAATATTATATTATTCAAAATTTAGAGGTTGATAACAATAAGTATTATTCTCATACACTAAGCTTACTCCTCCCATTGGATATTCTATTTTTTTAGATTTTTCTTTCAATAAATCATGTTCATTTAAATATAAAGTATAAATTTTATCTACTATTTTCTTATGACCGCAAAGTAAAATGGATATTTCTTGATTTTGATATTTCTTGATTAAATGATTCAAAAAAGCATATACTCGTTCTTCCATGAATTCTTCAGTTTGAGGAAAAAGTAAATTTTCAATATCAAAAAAAGAAATATAATCCTGCTTTACGAAATAATTTGATTTTTGGGATGGTGTTAAGGATTGTTTATAATTTGATTGTGTAAATAAACGTTCTGTCACAAATTCATATAAACTATTTTCTACATTTATATTTTTACCATTGTTTTTACAAAATGGATGTAATGTTTCAAGACAGCGAAGAAAAGGGGAACTGTAAATTTGCTGAATTGAAAGAGAATCCAATAAGGGTATTAATTTTTGGGCATTTTGATGACCTTCTTCGGTAAGGGAAACTTCAAATGTTTGCTCTTGTGGTCTTTTTTCATGACGTAAAAAATAAATCTTCATATTTTAGTGTGCGTTAAAGCGGTTATGTTTATAATTATAAATTTATTTTTATATATGATTAAATAATCATATATATATTAAATAATCATATATATATTAAATAATCATATATATATATATTAAATAATCATATATATATATATTAAATAATCATATATATAAATTCACAAATGATTTATCAATATAGTTATTAAATTCTCTAATACTTCAGGAACGATTTCGTCTAAATCATCTACTTCATCTAAGCATTGTAATTCACAAATCCGTTTTCCACCTAATTCGTTTAAACGCTTATCAATGGATTTCCCCATTTTACAAAATTGATCATAATTAGAATCACCCAGTCCAAGAACACAATAAGATAAAGATTCAAAATAATTTTTAGGAAGACTACGATTTTTTATTTTTCTCCAAAATAAAGTTGCATTATCTGGAGGATCACCATTTCCCGTAGTTGAACAAATAATAATTACTGTTAAATTTTCTGTTTTCAGTAAATCTTCTTGTTTCGTGAATTGATTTAAGGTCATTCTTTCTATTTTTTGAAAAGATAAAGATTGTCTCATATTTTCTTGTAATTCATATGATATGGCTTCACTATTTCCCGTTTGACTTCCATATAAAATTAAATAGCTCATATATTAGTATAATATCTTTTATTTAATTCTAAATAAATAATTTAATTTAATAAATCATATAATAATTTTATCTATTTTCTATTCTATTTTCGAAAGATTCTTTTGCGCTGTAATAACCACAACCTCCTGGCATGTAATTTAATTCATTCATTACTTTATCATATTGATTACGGCTTTCTTTTTGATAATATTTATTTAATAAAAATATTAAATATTCCATTTCTTCTTCATAATGTGTTTTAATAAAGGAAGGTGGTATTGATTCCATATCTCGTAAAACATGAATATAGAAATTCGTTCGTAAAATAATGGCTTTATCTAATAATTGATTGGTTAAAGGTGTTTCTTTAGAAATAAATGTATAAATGTAAATCTGAATTTGTTTATGTTTATCATAATAATGATTCATTTTTTGAATCCATTGTAGAATACAATCATTAAATTCAAATTTATATTTTTCGAAAAATATGAGAAGATCATTAAAGGATGGTTCTTTATTTTGAAATATTCTTGGAACTTTTGGTAGTTCAAATGTATAAAATAAATCACTATTCATAAAATATAAGTCTTTATTTTTATATATAGATAGAAAAATAAAAAAATAAATAAAATAAATTGTTATAAATTGTTATAAATTGTTATAAATTGTTATAAATTGTTATAAATTGTTATAAATTATAGTAGAATTAAATATTTTTTTTAATAAATAAGTTTTTTTCTTTTTGCTGAAAAAATAAATTTTTTCCATTTTGCTTAAAATGTTTAACCATAAATCCTCCATTATCCTTCGCATGGTCAGGTACATCGTATCCTAATTTACGATAATAATTTCGAACTCCATTTCCTGAAATGACCATCATTCCATCGTATTCATAATCATACGCAATTTTTTCAGCACAAAATACAAGTTGTTTTCCAAAGCCAATATGCTGTGTTTCTTTATTCTCATTTTTACTATATGTGTCATTCATTGAACCATATACATGTAATTCGCGGATTTTAGCTTTTTTCCGATAAATATCTGAAAAGCAATTACTATAATTATCATTCGTTAAACGTAAACGGAGAAAACTATAAATCGTATCTTCATTTCCACAACCATAAAAATATAAGGCAAAGCCAAAAAGAGCCCATAAAAATTGCTTGATCTTGAAGAAGAAATAAGTCCAGCAGAATTTACAGGAGCACGATTTATGACTTAAAAAGATATCATGACCATTCGAACCAGTATAATCTATTCGAACAAGACGTGCCTTATGAATATTTTCAACATTTGATTTTACTTCCATGGTTCTAATTTCATTGGTATTTAATTTGTATTCTTTCATTTTATCATGAATTACTTGGCGTAAATTGGTTATTTTATTTCCACCTTCAATATAATTTCCGGGAAAGTCTCTTTGAATGCGATTAATACGAACCCAAGGTGGTGCATAATGAACAGCATAAATCATTAAGTGCAGAAAATCTTCAAAATGTGATTCTGCATAGGGTTTATAAGAACCATCTTCATACCATTTTTTAATTTCCGTGAATTCAAGCACATTTGTCGGATATATTTTCCATTGATCTGCTTGGTAGTTAGGATTATTAATAATGGTATCAATCATTTCTTTATCTTGACTACAAGAAGAGCCAGGTAAATCTGGCATAATATGAATATCCACTTTAAAACAATTATCTTTCGCCAATTTAATTCCGTGTATAATTTGTTTTTGCGTGCATTGACGATTTACTTTTTCCAATATTGCGTCATCTGTATGTTGAACCCCCATTTGTATTCGTGTTACACCATATTTTCGAAATCGTCGTAGCTCATTTCGAGAAATCTTATCTGGTCGTGTTTCAATAGTGACGCCAATAATATGGCAAAGCGCATCTTCATTTAATTTCATTTCTTCTTCGATACTGAGAGCACTTCGTAAATTTAATTGATCTTCAAATACATTGTTAGCCGCATAATATAATTCTTTGATAAAATTTTCAGCAATTTTTGGATCATAACAAGAAAAAGTTCCTCCTAAAATAATGATTTCCACTTTGTCAATATTATGTCCATTAATAAATAAACACATGGCTCTTTCGAAAAATTGTTTATAAGCGTCAAAATTATTTCGCTCTCCTCTTTGAACAGTGGGTTCTCCTTTATAATAACTGCGACTGTAGGTCGGATCATTGGGACAATATGCACAATCATAAGTGCATGAAAATTTATCGGGTGGCATAATAACAGAAATAACAAGTACACCTGATTCAGAGCGCATTTTTTTTGTAATTAATATATTTTCAAGATCAATATTGGGAATAATTTCTTTTTTAAATTTTAGTAAACGATACACATAATTTAATTGAGATTTTTTAGGAAAAATATCATATTTCTTTCGGAGTTCATTAAATATTTGATTATAAAATGATAAATATGATGATTTTTTAGTAGGGTTTTCAGCATTCGGATTTAAAAAGGGTAATAATTTGTGTTTATTTCTTTCGTTTTCTACATCTCTTTCATGTTCTATTTTTATTTTCATTCGAAACATAGAAAGTAATTCATTTACAAATTTTTTTAATTTACTTTTTTCCTCATCATTAATAAATGTATTTTTAGCAATATTTATAGAAACGTTCGAAACAATATCTTCAATATCTTGTTCTTTTTTAACAGAAAGATCAATATATTTTAACATTTTAAAATGAATTCAAAATTTTATTCAATCCTTTACTATTTAAGACTAACTTCATTTTAAATAAAATTATTTCATTTATTATTTATTTTTTTAACAAATTTTTATATTTGTATTTAATAGATCAATATATGTTATTTAAAAAATTATTTGTTGATTTTTTTCATGAAAATAAAAAATTAATGATAGTCCATTTAATTATTATATTATTAATTTTTCCAGTAGAATCTATTATATTATCTCGACTTTTTGGTGATTTATTTGAAAAAATTAAAATTGATAAACCAAAAGGGAGCTTTTTAGACTATTACGAAAATATTAAAAAATTAAATGCACCTGGAATCATTGTAATCATTATCTTTATTTGGTTAATTGTATCTTTTCTATATTTTACTAAAAATTATTTGGAAAGTATTATTTTACCACGTTATATTTTATATGTTCGTAACTTACTTTTTGGGAATTTAATCAAACGATATAGTTACGATTATAAAGAAATGAAATCAGGTGAAGTTATATCTCGTATTATGTTGATCGCAAATGACATTTTGGATTTATATCAAGATGTAGTCATTAATATTATGCCAACGTTTATTGGAATTTTTATTATTAACATTTACTTTTACTTTTTAGATATTCAAATTGGATTTTTATATAGTTTAGGAATCATTATTATTATTTTAATTTATTATTATAATTTACCTTTATTTATTCAAGATTCAAAATCAAAGCAAGATTTAATCTTTGATAATAGTGAAAAATTAAATGATAGTATGAATAATTTACTGAATGTTTATTTGAATAATGAAGAAGATAAGGAAATAAATAAAAATAAAAAATATGAATCTATGTTTAGTAAATCTTACATTAAGAGTTTGTGGGGACAACGTAAATTAACGTTTTCTTCTGAATTTACAATTATTGTTATTTCTTCCATTATTATGTTATTTTCTTACTTCAAAATGAAAAAAGGGTCATTGTCAATAGTGAATTTTATAAGTATTTTAATTATATTAAGTTATGCTATGAAATATTTAATGAATATTAATGAGGAAATATCTACAGGAATTGCTCTTTACGGGCAATTGCAATCATCACAAAGTTTCATTCATGATTTATTAGATTTACAAATTTATAATAAAAAGAAAAACTGCATCCATCATGGTGAAATTATAATTCAAAATTTATACTACTCTTATAATAATAATCAAAATAATGTGATTAATAACTTAAATTTAAGAATCAAAGATAAAGAAAAAATTGCTATCGTTGGTTCTTCAGGTTCCGGAAAATCAACGTTAATGAAATTATTAATTGGTTTATATAAAACCCAGTACGGAAATATTTACATCGGAGGACATGATATTAAATCCATTGATTTATTTTATTTACGACAAAAATTAATTTATGTAAATCAGCGTACAAATTTATTTAATTATTCTATTATTGATAATATTAAATATGGAAATCCCCATGTCCAAGATATTCATATTAAACAACTGATATCAAAATATGATTTACATCATATTTATAATAACTTACCCCGTAAAATTTATTCTAATAGTGGAGTAAATGGAAGTAATTTGTCATTAGGTATGCAGAAAATAACCATTATTTTACGATCTTTATTCAAAAAAGGACAGATCTATATTTTTGATGAACCATTGGCTGGCTTAGATGCACTAACCAAAGAACGAGTTATTGAAATGATTCTAACTGAATTACACGATAAAACGATTATTGTGATTACACATGATAGTGAAATATTACCTAAATTAAACCGAATTATTAATCTAAAAGATATTAATAATAATTAATTTTCTTAAACATAAATTTTTTATAATAAATATGAAATGATATTTATTATATATAAATAAAATGAATATAATTATTGTTTATTTTATTTTTATACAGCTTAAGATATTTACAATTAATGATTTTTGATTAGATCCATAATATTTACTTTTGGCTTCTGTAATTCTTGGAATAACTTATTTTTATCTAATAATTGGTGATACATATCTTTGCAAATGTAGCTACTTTTACATACTGTTGGTGTATTATGCATGTAGTGTGCCGTTTTTTCAACCGCCAATTTCATTAATTTTTTCTTATTTGTTTTTGTATTTACAAAAGAAGTATTCTTTTTTAATTCCTGGTGTAAGAATTTTAAAAATAAATAATTAGCATTCCACATACGTAAATCTTTGTTCGTAATCTCAAATTCATCTAAATATTGATTCACATCATTTACGGAAATATTGCGTGTTTCATGATTGTCATTCAAATAAGAAAATAAGTAGGAATCATTGGTATGATATAATTTTTTAAGAATAGATGCTAATTTTTTGTCTTCTAATAAACATTTATTTTCTACTCCCTTTTTACCAATAAATTCAATATATATTTTATTTTTATTAATTTTAATGTGCTCTTTTTGAAGAGTAGTTAAACCAATAGATCCGTATTTTTCCTCGTATTGTTTGTTTCCAATTCGAAAATGACATTGATTCATTAATTTAAGAATGAGGGCAATATTTCTTTCTTTGGGAGATTTATTTTTCAATAAATCATCATCAATTTTCTTCTTGATTCTTTTAATTTTTTTATTGACATCAATAAGAGTTTTTTTCTTACTTATATTGCGTCGTAACGTATGTTCTTTGGTATATTTATGTTGAATTCTTCCTAAAGAATCGACACCTGTTGCATAACTATCTTTGGGTTTATAGTAATATTTCACATTTTTATACACAGGAGGCATGTAAATTCCATTTAATATTTCTATTTTTTTAGAATCTTTTAATTTTTCATTTTTTTCATTAAAATATTGATTACGTTTTTTAATATAAAACATAGAATCCTATTTATAACATATATTTAAAATAAAACTTTCTGAATTATAAATTAAAATTTTATTAAAATTTTATTAAAAAATTAAAAAAAAATAATTTTTTTTTTTCAATAAAATTATCATATATGAATACTAGGAAAAGTAAATTATTACATAGTCTAATATGATAGAACAACATTACTATTTTGAAGATCCAAAATATGATGAACTACTAAATAAGAAATATTGCACACTCTGGCATGGGTATTTAAAAGGTTCTAAGGAAAAATGGTTCCAAGAAAAAGATTATTCTCCTTCTTCAGATATTATTACTGACGCTTGTGACATAAATTTTTATCGACATTATACAAAAGATCACTTATATTTAAGCTTAGATAGTGACGAACGCTATTTTTATTATCAATTTGAAAAAAATATTTTTAAAATGATTAAAGATTTGGAAAAAAACTTTGATGTCTTTATTGAAGAAGCAGAATTTTATGCAAATGAAATTCGACACAATGGAGATCAAATTCGATATACTATTTCTCGAAAAAAAGACAATAGTCACAAAATTTTACTGAAAAAAAAAGTACTTAATTGGAAAAGTTTTGATACCAAAGCAAATAAAGAAATAAAATAATATTTTATTTATTTTATTTTATTTATTTTATTTTATTTATTTTATTTATCTTATTTTATTTATCTTATTTTATTTTCATTATTTATTTTTCTATTTAGTCACTTTACTCTTTTATTTTAACTTAAAGCCAAAGACGTAATAATATTTATATAAAATGAAAAATTATGTACTTTATGATTTGGAAACCAATGGTCTTGATTTATTAACAAGTGCGATTATGCAGATAACGATGCTTGATAGTACTTGTAAAATTCTATTGAATAACTACGTCTATCCTTATAATAATGTTATTGAAGGAACAGATATTCATGGAATAGATGAAGATACTTTACAAGCTAATAATGCACTTACAATTACCGAAATGTGCACATCTATTAAAAAAGTTCTTCGAAAGCAATATGAACGAGAAGATATTTACTGGATTGCTTATAATAATTTCGGATTTGACCAACTCATATTGGAAAATAATTTTTCACATGCACAAATAAAAATGCCATCGAATTGGTATTTTATTGATTTTTTTCCTCTTATTCGTGAATTATATCCCAAAATACAACCAAATTTTAAACTAAAAAGTGTTTATGAATATTTACTGAAACCGGAGCACGATATTCAATATCACAGTTCTCTTGAAGATACCAAATGTTTATATGATATTTTTCATAAATTAATGATTGAGAATAAAGAAGAAACGTTTAAAAAATATACGCGTTGTTCATTCCAAGATCAAGCAATTTTAACTTATCCATTAACAGCTTTACAAGGATACTACCCTAAAATGTGCTTAGAGAAACTAAATATTCATAAAATAGATGATCTTCACTCTATTTATCAATCCATGAATTTTGATGAACAAACTATGTATAACTTTTTAAATATTCAGTGTAATATTTATGTTCCTTTTTTAGCTAAAAATATAATTCGTCAATTAAATATGATTAATCAAATGGGAATGATTCCTGTAAATTGTTAAATTTTTTACTTTTATTATTATTCTTAATCTATATTATTCTATATTTTTCTTTTTATAAAAATATATAAGTCACTATTATATGAATAATCAACTACAAGATTTATTTCAGATTGATTCTATTTCTATTTACAGTATATTTATTTTATTTTTAATTATTTCTTCCAATTATTTAGGAGAATTATTTCCTTGTCGAGTACAGAAATTATTAAGTCAAAATGTTTATTTGAAGCATATTTTTGGATATTTAACTTTAAGTTTTTTTGTTGTATTGGTAGATCCTTACAAAAAAATTAATATTTATACTGTCTTTAAAGAATCGCTTATTTTATACATATTATTTTTATTTTTTATTAATACACAACAATATTTCTTCCTACTAAGTATATTTTTTTTATTAGTTATTTATGTATTAAATCTGAAAAAAATAGAATATGAAGAAAATATATCAAAAGCAAGTGATATGCTAGATAATGTGAATAAAAAAGAAAAAGAAAAACAAAAAGAAATACAAGATAAATTAAAAAAACCTGTGGTTCCTGGAGAATTACAACAATTAGAAAAAAAAATATTATTTATCAATCAATTAAACCGTGTTTTAATGATTCTCTTTATTATTACAATTATTGTTGGATTTTTAATTTACATGGGTGAAAAGAAATTAGAATATAAAGACAAATTTGATTACATTACATTTATATTTGGTCAGTCAAAATGCAAAGATAAAACCCCATCGATTAAATTAACGCAATCTTTAGGTGCAGCTTTTTCTTAATTAATTCACGTAGAAAATAGTTTAAAAAATTAATTATAACAATGTATAATAGTATAGTAAACACCTATCATATAGCTAATTATTATTTACTAAATAAACAGGATGGATTTTCGTATTTTTCTTCAAGATTATGGGAAAAATTTAACCACAGATGATGTAATTGAAAATAAAATGCTTGATTATAATTATTTTTATCAATTTATAAAAAAACATTATGATCTTAACCATATAAAAAAATATAATTATCTCAAATATGTGAAAATTATTCGTCAAAAAATTGTATTTGATAAAAAATCAAATTATGAACACTTAGTTCAACAAATAAATGATATTTTTCAGAAAATGTTTTATGAGAATGTATTATGTAAAATAAATTTACGTAAATATTTTTTTAAATTATCTAAAATCCATACTATTTTAGAACAACGAAAAAAGAATTTTCAGGAACTTATTCAATATTATCAATTATTGATGATACAATATGAATGCAATAAACAGCTTCAAGTTAAATTATTATGTAGTTTAAATTTAATTCATTATAAATATCAATTATTTCTAAAATTATCTCGACAATTAAATTTTTATTTACAACAATTTATTGAATTGGAAGAAAAAAATAATATTGAACATAAATTAATTGAAATTAATAATATGGAACGTACATTATTGGGAAAAAAATCAGAATATTATGCGGAAACAATTTTAAAAAAATATTGTAAATTAAACCCGAAGTACATATATATTCAAAATATTGATTTTATTAAACTTTTGAAATTGCAGATTCAAGATGTACATCAATTAAAAGGTGAAATAGATGGATTGTTATTATATCAAGAAAATAATGATTATTTTATTGAATATATGATTGAAGTAAAAAGTTCCATCAAAAGTATTTATGAAGATATTCAAAAATTTATTCATTTAAAAAAAATTATTGAGTCAATGAATGACGAAGCAGAGTTTCACGTTCCTGATGCTGACATTATTTTCCATAAAAAAAGCTTTCAAAAAATTATTCATCAACCTATTAGTGACTCTGTTTTATATTTATGTACTAACACAGAACATAAAAATAAGATTGAAATATGTCATTTTTATTTTCTTTATGTTTTAAAAATTATTGATCAAGATTTTATTAAAAAATATTATTTACAACAAGATGAATCTATTATTTCAGAAAAATATCAAAAAATAATAGAACATCAAGATTATATATATTCCATATTTAATGATTGGAAAAAAAATGTAAATTTAAATAAAGAAAGTTCTTGTATTTTTTTACTATAATTTATTTGGAATAATCGATACAATTTGTTCTTTAAAAGTCACATCACAGTCTACAGTTTGATTCTCTATTAAATATACCTTTGGACTTATATTTTTATAACTTTGGTAAATTACTTTAAATATATTCTTTTCATTTAATTTAGCAATTACAAAATTATTTGTTATATTATTGTTATTATTTAATGCGTGGTAACCATTAATTGATAAAACTTCTATATTTTTTTCTTGATTATACTGATTTACATTATGTATATTTAAATCTTTTTTTAACATAATTGATAATGTTTTTGCAAAAAATAAGGTTGATAAAAAGGTAGAGTATAAAGTTCCTGAAATTTTTATATTGTTTTTATTACGATAAGTAATAAGAAAATATGTATCTTCATCTACATTTCCCAAGCCATTATATAATTGAAAATTAGAATTTTCTAGAATTTCATCAGTAAAATTTTGGCAAATAAAATCATTATATAAATATTTTAAATCTTTTTTTTGATATAAGTCCTCTAATGTTGATAATGAAATAACTGGATATTTTTCATAAGAATCAATAAATATACTTTTATTACTTTTAATATAATTTAGAAATTTATTTGTTTGAAAGTGATAATTATTATTTAATTTTTTATATTTTTTATAGTATAAGTCATAGATTATTTTCTGAAAAAATACATTTAATTTCATACCATTAATTAAATTAATAATAATTGCTCCATTAGAACTTTTATCTAACATATATTGTACAAAATTTATTATTTTCTGTTTTATTTTTTCTTGAGAAATATTAAATGGAATATATAGAGACTTTACATACTTTTTATGATATGTTGATTCATTATTTTTAATAAAATTTTTTATAATTTTATCAGAAATATGTACATAAATATAATCATTTCCAATTACATAAACATCTTTTTTATCTAAAAATTGACTAAACATATATTTTAATCCAGGTATTAATTGTTGATTAATAGTAGGACCAAAATAATATATATTATTTATACACTCAAAACCTTCATATTGATTCGGATAAAAAAGTCGCAAATTATATTTTATAAGTAGTGGAATAATTTTTTTACGTTCATTACTTCGCCAACAACCAAAAAAGTATTTAATATTGTATTTTTTAACACAGTATAATACCCAATTATAGTAATTATCTAAATTATCACCTAAATCTTTGTAAATTAATTCTAATTCTATATTTACTTTATATTTTGTTATTGCGTATTGAATAGATTCTTTCAATAGTAAATAGTTTTTATAGGATTCTTCTCCAACAATTCCAGTTTGACTATATAAACATCCTATATATACTTTTTTTTTCATTATTTTATAATAACTAAAATATGAAAGAATACCTAAGCAAATAATAATAAGAATAATACAAAAAATTAAAATAAGTTTATTAGCAAACAATGAAGATTTTTTTTTCATATACTATATTCATATAAATTAAATTACAAAAATATTAATTACAAAAATATTAATTATAAAAATAATAATTTTTCTTTATCAATATTATAGATGTTATTAAAAAATTCAATACTTATACAAGGTGTTATATTTTTAATAGTTATTTTAAGTATATTTATAATTATACCAAAAATAGCTAGAGAAAAAGATAAATATATTTGGGGAATTTATGCAAATGTAAGTTTAATTTTTGCTTTCTTTTTTACAGCATTTAATTATTTAAATGCACAACGTGAAGAACAAAAGGAGAAAAATAAAAATTATGCTAATGATATTCTAGAAGAATTAACTCAAATTGATGATTATTTATTTAGATATTATGATGATTTAAGAGTGCCTTTTGCTATTATTTATAACAAAGTCCAGCTTCCTTCAAGTAATGTAAATTTAAATAAAGAATTTAAAAATTTATCAAAAAAATCAAAAGATCTAACATTTTTGTTATTTAATAAAATTACTTATTTATTAGAAGAGATTTACTTTTTAGATAAAAACTTATTTGATAATTCAATTCTCGGGTTAAAGATACAATTATATATTAATAATTTAATGTATTATGAATATTGGAACACTAATAAAATGTTATACCGTAATGAATTTCAATCTTTTATGAATCAAAAATATAAATATTTAAATCTAGAGAATACAACCTACGATAAGCCAGATACAAATATCTATTTTATACCTAAATTAAATAAATACAATTTCAATTATAATTAAAATGCAGAGCATGAAATATATTCAATAAAAAATTAAATTTTTATTAATAAAAATTTAATTGTTTTATAAATGATAGTTATATAATATTACTTTTTCTTAGGTGGACGTCCCCTTTTCTTTTTAGGTGCTTCTTCGACCACTATTGTTTCATCATTTAAGGTCAGTTCATCTTTATTTTCATTTTCCATTTGTACTTCTTCTAATTCTAATTCATTAATATCATTTGCTTTTTCTCCATTTTTAGGATTAATATTTTCATTTTCTTCTGTCATTTCATCAACCACTTCATCCAAAGTCAATTCATTTAAATCTGAATCGCCATTATTGGTTTCTTCCAGTACTTCATCCAAAGTCATATTATCAATATTAGCCTCGATGCTTGCTTTTGATTCTCCACTGTTTGACACAATTTTAATCTTACTTTCATGTTTTTTCGACAACATCTTTTCTTCTTCATTTTCCATCCCGAATCCGAAAGTAAATGCATCTTCATGAATATGTTCGTCAGGTTCTTTGGTCTGGAAAGTTTTATTCATTAATTCTTCCACTTTTTCTTGCGTAATTGCTTTGAATTCACTTGCATAACCATTATTTTGATTATTTTCATCATTACCTGCTAGCATTTTTTCTTCATCAATTAAGATTTCAAATACATTGGTTCCCGCTTTACAAAATTGGCCCGCTAAAATATTGGATGAAACACCTTTCATATTTTCACGTTCTCCAAAGACAGCAGCTTGTGTCAATATATTCATAACTTCTTCAAATGATGCTTTAGCAATGGGTCCAATTTCAGGATTACGATTTAAACCATGACGTTCAATTTGCATCAAGACGCCTCGGTAGCACATAATATCTGCTAATAATTGGAAATGGCGGGGATTTACCTTATCGCCACCAAATACTTTTTTAATTTCTTGATATAATAATTCGCGCGTGGCTTCAATGCCGAAAATTTCATGGAATTCCAATATATCATTCGTATAAGTACGACTTGCATCGACACTATCATTACCCAATACTTCCAATAAATTTGATCCATTGGTTTTCAAAATGCATTCTTTGACATTGCTTAGACTTCCATCCAAATTATATTCAATAATGTTCGAATCTTGAACTTCTACGTGCTCAATATTGGAAATACCTCGCAATGGAAATTCAATCAATTGTTTTTCAAAATCACGAATGAAATCCAAGAAGTTTTCAGTATCTTCTTCTTTAATGCGAATACGCATGACTACATCGCGAGCATTATCATCGCTGAAAATACACTCAATCGCATCGTCATCATGACTACTTTCTTTAATGGCTTCTTGAATTTCCTGAATGGTAATATTACGGTTCATGAGACTTTCTTTATCAAATTTAATACGTAGAATCCATGGAGAGAAACAATCATCATCAGTGTTATCAATATCAAACAGTGCGCTAAATTCTTTGTACGATTGAATAAATTCAATATCTTCTTTTTGTGAAGTATTACCACTTTTATCATCGTATAGAATTTCAATACTTTCCAGTAAATTTTTAATTTGTGTAAAACTAAATTTATGCTTAACTAATGTTGCTTTTTCTTTGTTAAATTTATATTCATCTTTTAAGTAAATGGTCATATTTTTATTTTTCAAATTTTTGGTTAATCGCAAAATTTCTTTCAGTCTTGGTAAAGCATCGGTCACAACAACAGATGCAGAACCCGTTCCTGCTAAATGAAAAGTATTTAAAGTGAGTTGCGTTGAAATTTCCCCCAATGTTTGCGCACCAATAACACCGACCATTTCACCTGGACTAATAAAGGCTTCCAACATTTTATTTTTCATCAATAATATTAAATCATCAAAAGCCAATTTATTTAAACGATATTCGTACAAGACTCTTTTCGTAGCTAAAAATGACTTAAATACGATGTTAAAAAGTTTCCAGTTATCACTCTTTTCAGGTAAAAATTTCACCAAATTCTGCATTAACTTATTGTATTCATCAATAATATATTTCGGTGTTAAATCACTCATACTAAAATCTTTAATATTAAATTTCAATCGTTGTGATGCAATGACACGGAAAAGATTGACCGGAATATATGTCTGTACATCACCAATAGCCTCTGTAAATTGAAAGAATTTATTTCGTAAAATATTTCGATAATCAATAATTTCTTTATATTCAGCATGAAGATAACTTTGATAATCGTTATTATGCATCATTTCATCAATTGCCTCTTTCGTCATAAAAGATTCAAAATAGTCGCGCTTCATATCTTTCATCTTATAGGTTTCTTCCATTTGTTCATTTGTTTTTTCAAATAAGTCAATTTTTGTAATTTTCTCTAATTTTGTAGGATCCATATTATCATCACCATAAGTAAATTGAATAATATTGGAAGAAGCATTTCGAACAGTCATGTCATAATGAATCATTAAATCTTCGGCTGCTTTAATTAATTTTCTAGAAATATAACCTGAATCAGCTGTTTGAATCGCTGTATCAATAGAGCCACAACGACCACCCATAGCATGGAAAAACATTTCACTGGGTGTTAATCCTTCAATATAACTATTACGGCAAAATCCTTTCGCATCCGGCCCAATATCATTGCGATAAAAATGAGGCAATGTGCGATCAGTAAATCCATTGGTGACTCTTGTTCCCCAAATTCGCTGCTGACCTACACAAGCCATAATTTGAATTAAATTCGTTAATTTTCCCTTAGAACCAGCACCATTATCACCGGCAACGTAAAAATTATTATTTTTATTCAAGAACGCTTTAATGTAATCACCACAATCTTTATCAATTTTTGAAATATAATCACCAATATCACTTTCTAATTTTAAGAATTTCAAATTATCATCTAAATCATTGGCATATGTACCATATTGTGCCATTTTAATAAGTTCAAATGTATCATTTAATTGTTGCTTAATTATTTTATGAACATCAGAGCGTTGATTTTTATTCAAAATAGAATCACCAAAAGAAATAGAGAAACTATGATCCATAAACCAACGTGTGATTAATTTTTGTGTATTATTCAAGAAATCGACACACTCATTCATACCATATTGATTAAAAATTTGCTTGGTTAATCCTGCTGGATCATTACCTAAAGACTGGGAATTCAAAAATCCTTCTTCAATTTTACCGTGAATAATTTTAATCGTTTTTAGTTGAACAATATTAATATTAGGTAAAATCAATGAAAATAATTGTTTTCCACTCCAATAAGGAATTCCATTTTCCATAAACTCTGGATCCGGCAATTTTCCATTATAATTTTTCAAAAACATCATGTAATTATTCATTAAATGCTTGGAAATTTTAATGTCATTTTTAGTTAAAATATATGCTCCAACTAATGTATCCTGCGTAATTTCTAAACTGGGCTTGGAACTACCAGGACTAATTAAGTTTTCACGCACCGAACAAATCTTATCCAATTCAATTTGCGTTTGGACAGATTGTGGGGCGTGCATGTTCATTTCGTCTCCATCAAAATCAGCATTATATGGCTTACATGCCGTAACATTTAATCGAAATGTACTAAAAGGTAATATTTTAATTCTATGGGTCATCATACTCATCTTATGAAGTGTTGGCTGACGGTTAAATAGACATGGATCATCATCAAGAAGATGACGATGAACTACATCACCGTATTCCAGTTCATTTGCTATTTTTTGAACATCCACGTGTTTTAGAGAAATATTACGCTGATTACCAATTGGTCCTTTGGAAACCGTCTTCGCACCAGGATAATTTTTGGGTCCATTTAATACCATTTTTCGTAATTTATCATAATTAAATTGATTTACCACTTCTGGAAAAGTTAAATTCATCGCAATCTTCATTGGCACACCAAATTGGTCAATATCAATATTTGGATCAACAGAAATAACTGTACGTGCAGAATAATCTACACGTTTGCCCATAATATTAATACGCAATCTTCCTTCTTTGCCCTTGAGTCTTTGCGTAATAGCTTTCAAAGGACGATAGGTGGAACGATGCCCAGTAGGTTTAATTCCCGGAATTTCATTGTCCATATATGTACTAATGTGATACTGGAGACTACCATGATAATGTTCAATATTTTTCTTATTTGTCGAATTACTTTCCATAACATTTTTTAATAATTTATTTGTTTTAATAATCATTGCTAAAGCATAAGTTAAATCATCTTCAGAACGCTGATTGTCAGACTGTCTGATAGAAGGTCGAACTGTTGGGGGAGGAACAGCCAGACTTGTAATAATCATCCATTCAGGTCGACTATATTTGGAGGATAATCCCAAAAAATCGACATCTTCGTCTTTAATTTTTTTGAAAATTTTGTAGCAAACTAATGGAGTAAATAATTGCTGGTTTGATGACTTAGTAGTATCTTTAAACGTTCCCGCAGCAAATTCAGCATAAATTTTAATAAAGTTATCTAATTCATTTTGACGTGAATACTTGGTAGGTTGAAGTGCCATACAACCATTATTGTGAATACATTTTTTATTTTTAGAACAAAGTTCGACAACATGTCGAAATCGTCCCTGACCTTTTTTATTTTCTAATTCTTTTAAAATTTGAGGATCTGTTTTATCTAACAATAAATTGGAACAATGAAAACAAACACATTTTAATATTTTTTCAACATATGGCATAAAATGATAATTAAATGCCGGTAGTGCTAAATCAATTTTACCAAAATAACCCGGACATAGTTCTGCTTTTTTTTCATCAATTGGGCAAATTATAGCCGCATCTATAGAACCCATATTATGATCAAAAAGACCATTATTTTTGGGAATATTACCTTCATAGGTATCTTGTGTTAATATATCAGCAACAGAACCATTTTGAATATCTTGATGACTAAATAAACTAAATTGTATATCTTTTATATTTTCTAAGTATTCCACATTCTGTAATTCACGTATTAATTGAGTCATAATGATATATTATATAGTAGTATAAATTATTTTTTAAGTTATAAATTATTCATATTTTTTTTATTTATTAATAAAAATAAATAAATTGTTAAGAATTTGAATATAAAATAATATGGTATTTCATCAAGATATATAATTGATTATTTCAAGATACAATTAATTATATATCTTGATTGAATAACATAAACGTTACAATTATATAGATCTGGATCAAATAAAAACCTTTTTACGTCAATACCATCTTTATTTTTGCATGTTTCTTTAGTCCATTGAAAATCTTTAAGATAATCACACTCATTTATTTTTGTGTGATTATCCACTATTGTCTCGCAAAATATGATACCTCCATCATCACTATCCCAATCTAAAATACAATTTGTTAAATTTGCATTCGTTAAATTAGAATCATTTAATAAAGCAAAAGACCATGTGACATTCGTTAAATTAGCACAAGTTAAATTAGCATTTATATTAGCATCTTGTAAATTAGCATTCGTTAAGTTAGCGTAACTTAAATTAGATTTATTTAATTTAGCACATGTTAAATTAGAGCGTGTTAAATTAGCACATAGTAAATTAGATCGTGTTAAATTAGCTTTAAATAATATAGATCGTGTTAAGTTGGTACTAATTAATTTTGTTTCAATCAAATCAGTACCTGTTAAATTTGCACCTGTTAAATTTGCACCTGTTAAATCAGCTCTTGATAAGTCAGCTCCTGTTAAATTTGCGCCTGTTAAATCTGCGTCTGTTAAATCAGCTCTTACTAAATCAGCACCTGTTAAATCTGCATCTATTAAATTGGCGCCTATTAAATTAGCACTTGTTAAATCTGCACCTCTTAAATCTGCACCATTTAGATCAACATTAGTTAAATTTAATCCATGTAAATCTATTTCACATAAATTTAGATCTTTTAGATCATCATCTGAAAAGGTGATACCATTTAAATTACAAATTGTTAAATTTAAACTCATTAAATTAATTTTTTTTTTATCTTTTTTTTGTAAATTTAAATAATTATCAATATTATCGGATGAATAGTTATTTGAAAAATGTACTAAAATAAGATCATTGGGTCCACCAATTTTTGAAAGAATTTGACCAACCTCATTTTCAATAATGAAAATATTGATATCATCCTTTAAAACTACATGATCTCCCACAACTGCTTTTTCATAAGAAATGCAGTTTAAATTACAATGTATCATATATTTTTTTTTATGATCATTTATATTATTTGACGTACACGTACATTTATTTTCTTGTTTATGAACATTAATTTCAATATATTGATCATCTTGAAATTTTGACATTTTACTTACTTAGGTATGAATAGATAAAAAGTTACAATAAAAAATTTATTGTATTCTTTTCATAATTATTTCATTTTTTTATAAAACTTAAGAGTTAATAGTAGCTAAGATTGAAAATTTATATTTTATTTTACAACCATAGCATTTTCTGATTGTTCATTCTCTTCTGAAATAATATGAACTTCAGACATTTGATTAATTGATGATCCAATAGAAAACTCAACACATTTATCAAAAGTCATATATTTAGGATCTAGTTTAGTACAATAATCCATAACGTTCAATTTTGTCATGATATTTTGATTCTGTATGGACAATCCATTGATTCCAGGTTGTTGTGTTTGTAATACAGCAACCATATTTTCTTGCGATTGTTTTAAATCTTTATGTAAACCACTTAATTCGTCAAACAATTGATGCATAAACTTTTGATTTTCATCATCTCGTTTGATATTTGCGTGACGTGTTTCTTTTATATGCTCAATTTTAGCATTTTCTTTTATTATTTCCAATTCTTGTTGATGTTTTTGTTTTTTATGCGATGCTGAGTATTCTACAAAAGAATTCATTAGTGCACAAGTAATAATAATAATAATACCTATGAAAATAATAATTTCAGACATAGTAGTGTAAAAATAAACTTATGTAATACAGAAAAACTTAGTTAAATTATTAGATACTATAGATTTCCACTCTTTAAATATTTAGTTTCATTTTTTTATTAAAATATTATTTACATGATAATAATTAAATCAATTACGTTAGGTTTATTTGAAAAATAAATTTTGTTTTATTTAAATAAATATGTTTGTTTTTTATGTATTATTGGGAACATTGTTTCTACCCTGTTTTTCCTTTTTTTATCCATTTAATATAAATAATCATCTTAAAAAAATACCTACTCTATCAATGATTTTTAACAAAAAAAATAACATAGAAGATATTTATATTGATTATTTAAAAGAATTTAATCAACTCAAAACACCTTCCGGTAATCAATTTTTAAATGGTTTTTACTCACGATTTAGTAAAAAACAGTTCTATGAAGAAGATAAATATAAAATATTCGAAAAAAATTACTTATTTATTCAATCTGAAAATGAAAAATTAAAAGAGAATAAAGATTCTTTTGAACTTGGATTCAATGAATTTTTTGATAAAGTCCCATTTGACGATACATCAATAAATGTTATGAATACTCCTATACAATATAATCAATCCATTTATAATAAATTTGAAAAATATTTCCAGAATCCCTTATT